GGCTGTCCTTGTCGCCCTGGTATTCTACCCCGATGTTCAGGCGAAATTGGCAGTCTACATCCCCAACTTCATGTCCAAGGATGGATCTCGCAGCATGGCCGGACTGGCTGTCAGCGGTCTCATCGTCGCGGTCGGTTTCTATCTGGCTCGCAGGTACTTTGTTGACAAGTAATTAAAGAAATAAAACACTATAAAAATACAATTGTGAAGAAATCCGGTTCTACAGATTGTGGTTCACGGGTTACATTTAGTCTTACTTTTTAGAATCATAGTAATAATTTTAAAAAATAATAAAAAATTTCTCTGGGTGGGGCTCGAACCCACGACCTTGGGATTAACAGTCCCACGCTTCTATCCAACTGAGCTACCGGAGAACAATGTGAAATCACCCAGGCAATCCACTCCATAAGAGGCTACCTAGGCTTGAACTTCACATTGTTATCTTGGACTTTATGTTTAATTATTTGACGCATCAGGAAATCCCCTGAAGCCAGAACGAGAGGCACGGGTCCCAACATCAATACGGTCGGAGCGATGGCAATGGCCACACCCATCTTCTGGCTTAAAGAAAGATCCTGCATATATAGTAATGTATGGTTATTCTGTCTGGCTGGTGCCACTGAATTGGCGTCTTCTGACTAAGGTCTACAAGTTCAGGCACATACCCCATATCACCATCTCGACCAATCACGCGACCGTTCCCGATCCAGACAACCTCGGGAGACTATACAATGTCGTGGATTTCAAACAATACGGAAAGATTGGAAAGAAGTATGAGGTCGATCCACTGCATTCACTTGGCTGGGAGTGTGACGTAGAAGATTTGGACATCAAGCACACACCTCACCTGAGTCACTTGTATTCATTCTTTCCCTACGACAAAGTGTATTCAGTGTATCCCACGCCGATGCGGTTGATCGCTGAGGTCTGTGTGGCGGATACGAGATCTCCGAACTGGGAGGAGTGGAAAATAATTAAAGAAAAGATTCCAAGATAAAGTACAATGGCTTTTTTACCTTTTCTTCGGCATGGCGATCTTTATGACCTTCTGGACACTACGTCCAAGGTTCTGAATGAGCTTCCAAACATGGAGAAGCAGTTTAATAATAAATTGGCTGACAGATATCTATACAAGCGTACCCACACCACAGATGAGGGGTTTGAGATTGAGATGCACCTGCCCGGGGTTGGCAAGGACAACATTCATATCACCCTTTCTTCTGATGATCACGAGGTGACGGTGGTATACGGCGAGAACCGAAGTGCCTCATTCGATTTGCCCAGTTACGTGGATGTATCGGATGAGGGTTACAAGGCGAGTTACATTGATGGTGTGCTTCGTCTGTTCTTCAAGATGCGAACTTCGGACAAGAAGCGCCGCGAGATCAAGCTTGATTAGACAAAAATAGTTCCACCGAGTCCGCCTTGGCAGCGGAAGACGTTAAAGTTTACCGCGTAGAGTCTTGCTTTACGCGATATGCTATTATCAACAAGAGTTAGTTCGAAAATCTGACTGGAAATTCGACTCATGTTGACTGTTCCGGAAGGAAACACTCCAGAATTTTGCCCCACGTTGAACACATTCGCCTTGTAGCTTGGTGTCTGTATGTAGTATTCATAAGGCTGAATGGCTCTCATGGTCATTTGATCCAAGTTGAAATAAACTTGACCATTCAAGAACAAACGCCATCGAGTCACCTGGTCGTTTGAATAGCTTGAATAATTTGAACTTACGCCTGAACTATAGTCGAACACGCCGTCGGTCCCCGAGTCATTTTGTACGACCAAGACGAATTCCTTGACGGGATTTTCAAATTCGGTTTTAAAACGTATCTGATTGAGATCACCCAAGGTTACTCTGGCAAGTTGCGTTTGCCTTATGACGTAATCCATCTGTTTCCCAAGGAAGAATTGGCGGTGTTCGTCATTTAGATATGCTGCTTGTAAATTTAATTCTATATTGGGCAGAGGAACGCCGCCGAGTTCGGCTTGTGTTCTGAGAAATATTCTAATTTGAATGGTGTGTCGGTTCAGGGACAGAAGAGGAAAAGCATTTGCATATTCAGTCCCAAAAAACGGCAATTCCAAGATAAAATTCTGATAGGGCGAACTGGTTCCATAATTCGAGGGAGTCACATTCCGAGCCAAGAGGACGTCATTGCTGTCTCGCGTTCTTTGACTGTCCGCGAGATCCGACATAACAGCCATGTATTCACCGGTCAGGCTTACAATCGTCTGTCCTCCCACCAAGAGATCGGCTCTATCCACATAAGCATGTCCGGCGTCCTGTGGAACATTTTCCGTATTCTGATATGTAAAATTCAAAAAGAATCCCGTGATGATATCACACGTGTCATTGTCTATAGTGCACACGGACTGATTTCCGAATTTGATTTCCGAATCGAATGCCAGACGAAGGTTCTCAGACGTGTAACCCGCACGCCCCGTGTAGACTTTTTGATAATAACTGACTTGTGGATCTCCGGTCAGAAAAGTGTCTTGGTATCCTGTGACGGCAAGCCGCATACTATTATGATGTGTCAAAAAAAGATTTCAAAAAATACATACGACTAATAGATATGAACATTCAACTCAAAAAATTTAACCCCGCTTCAATGGGCGACGACAAGGTTTGTGTATTCATAGGGAAGCGTGGTACAGGGAAATCGACGTTGGTGACCGACATTCTCTATCACAAAAAGCATCTACCGGCGGGCGTAGTGATGTCAGCGACCGAGGAAGGAAACCACTGGTATCAGCAGTTCATTCCGGACTTGTTCATCTATGGTGAGTACGACAAGGACATCATAGAGAGGGTCATAGAAAGGCAGAGGAAAATGGTGAACATGAAACCACCACCAGGGAAAAAGGAACTGACGTCCAGAGACATTGGAGCCTTCATATTGATGGATGATTGCATGTATGATAGAAAATTCCTAAAAGACTCGTGTATCCGACAGTGTTTCATGAACGGACGCCACTGGAAAATTTTCTTTATGTTAACGATGCAATATTGTATGGACTTAAGCCCTGATTTGCGCGCCAACGTGGACTATGTCTTCATAGCCAGAGAGAATGTAATCCAGAACAGGGAAAAGTTATACAAGGCGTTCTTCGGGATCTTCCCAAACTTCGACATGTTCAATCAGGTTATGACTGCGTGCACCGAAAATTACGAGGTACTGGTTCTGGACAACACCAGCAAGTCCAATCGGATCGAGGATTGTGTGTTCTGGTACAAGGCCAAGATCCATCAGAACTTCCGTGTCGGATCTCAACAATTCTGGAGCCTCCATCAGAAGACCTATAAAAAGGCGGGAGGCACCACCAAACCGGGCCAGGATCCCAATGAGGTCAGGCGCAATAGGAACTCCCAAGCCCTTCAGGTGAAGAAGTTGAAATAATTATTCAGGAACAGGACGATGTCCGAATGGACATCCGACACAATGGAGACCAAATCCATCGCACTCACGACGACCGCGCTCATTGACTCTGGGTTAGTGAGCGAGAGCAAGGCGGATGCGCTGGCCATTCACCTCAGCAAGGGGGCCAAGAACTGGTGCATCAAGCAAATGAAACCCGGCGACGTGAATGAAAACCTGAAGGAGTTACAAAAGTTCAACTCAAAGGTTTGGACGGAATATCTTGCCAAGAGGAACTACATTTTTGACGTTACTGAAAGTGGAGTGGTCAAGCGCAAGACACCACTGGTGGAAAAGCAGGAACGTCTTTTGGAAATCAAAAACAAGATGGTAGGCGAAACATTTGTGCCACCTATCAAAAAGGTCAGCAAGAGACTTTTGGATCAGGCACGTCTCAAGAGACTTCTTACTTTGGTCAAGAAAGATCTCGAAGAGATGGAGAACGAGATGAAGGGTCTGTCCATGATCAATCAAAAACTTGAACGCTACTTCATTCGCAGACCTTCTTTCAAGCCCAAGGTCTTCATCAACCAGGAAGAAGAATACCTCGACCTTCCTGACATCCCCAAGAGGAAGCGCATTCTCAAGAGACTTTTACACCTTCTGAACATGAAACGTTTTGGCAAGATGGAAAAGATACATGAGAAACTCACACAAGTTCGTAGGGACACGATGACCAGTCTGGTTCAGATACAGCGAGAGATCTTCATCAACACCAAAGAGTGCTGGGTACGTGCAGAAAGAGCATCGGTATTGGACAAGAAACATGCGAACGACGAACTCAAAGCCGAGCATGCCAAGATATCGGAACACATTTCATCAAACCTGAGCGACTACATGGTCGAGGTGCCAAAGCCTTTCAAAAACGCCACGGTCATCAGCGAGAACGACACGCGGGCAAACTGGAAGAATCCAGAGTTCAAACGCCTCTACGCGAACCGGATGCGATCACTGATCTACGCGATCCGCAACAACGACAAGTCCAAGTTTCTGGACAGGATCAAGTCAGGTGAACTCAAGCCCAACACCTTCGACTCCAAGGAGATATGGGATCTTTGGTATCAGGAACCCAAGAAGGAGGTGATCGAGAAGAAACCCGAGGAATACGAGGACGGAATGTTCAAGTGTGGCAAGTGCAAGTCCATGAAAACCACCTACGTGGAGAAACAAACGCGCAGCGCAGATGAACCCATGACCTTGTTTATCACCTGCAGGATGTGTGGCACTGTGATGAAGCGTTAAAGAAAAGACATGGAAGATATTTAGAATGTGTAGTATCTGTGGTGAAGATATTTCCTTCGTCTGTAAAGTCAACGTCCGTTGTGGTCATCACGTTCATCACGAGTGTCGTCTAAACCTCGTCCCATTTACAAAATGTTCAATATGTAATAGAATTATAA